GTGTATAGGGTAGGGGTGGGGTGTATAGGGTAGGGGTGGGGTGTATAGGGTAGGGGTGGGGTGTATAGGGTAGGGGTGGGGTGTATAGGGTAGGGGCGGGGCGCATAGCTCCCCGCCCCTTGTCGCTTGCCTAGTCGATTAGATTTGATTCTTTCACCGTGAAACAAACAGGAACCTCTCCGCTTTGCATCTTTGCTTGCTCGCTTGGAGTAAGATAGCCTGCGAACGTTTCACGGGAAACTTTTGAGCCATTCACTTTAAATTCAGTTTTAGCCTGATTTGATTGACTCGCTGGATACAGGCGAACGTAGCGCTCCCCCTTGTGTTTAATTGTGAAAGGGAAAATTTCCCATTCGCCCCAAGGCAAACTCTCAACTTCTCCGCGTTCGCCGCTTTCTATTCCTGCTTTGACGCTGGAAAGATTGGAGAAATCTATTCCTGCTTTGCAAACGGCTTGTGTAATCTTCTCCAAGACTATTCCTGCTTTCTTGTGGGAAGCGGCGGGCGTTGGGTTTGAGTGCCAAGATACTGCTTGGAAGCTTCCCTTAGTGGCATTCATCAGTTTTTGCGTGGTGTTTTTCATAGTGTTTCTTTTCTATTGATTGATCATGATTAAACGGTTTTAAAGGTTCTGAGGTTCGTCAAATGGGCGCAAAGCTCTTTGCGCGAAACATGAACGGCAAACCCTTTGCCGTCAAAGTAGTAAACAAAAGAGCAAGGGCTTATCTTTCTATCGGCTCCCTTCCAAGCCAAAAGCGAAACGGTAGGAAATTCATAGGAATTCCCATAGGAGCGACGAATGATTGTTTTTTTAATTTTCATAGTGTAGTGGTGGCTGGCAAAGAGACAATGACCTAAAAACGGATTTCCGCCGAGCTTTTTTTTCATCTTTTCCGAAAATTCTTTTTTGAGAAAAGTCTTGACAGCGGACGAGCAAAACCCGTCTATCAAGAATCTATCAGATTGTTAGGGTGTTCATGCGAACCTAATCTAATCTAATCTAATCTAACCTAACACTCCCCCCAATACTCAAAAAGTTGTTAGATGTTAGATTGTTAGAAACGGCGGGGGGACGGTATTTTCTCTTTCTCATTCATCATTTTACAAAACCCTCCATCCGTCAAGTCAAAAAAAATCGGGGACCACATTTCTGAAAAGCAAAAAAGGAAAAGAAAAAAAAAGTGTAACAACAGAAAAGGAAAAGGATGAACTACAGTGATCTACCAATATATATAAAAAAAGGAAACCAAGGCGAAAAATCTTTTTCCAATATTTACGATCCGTCAGGAATCAGTAACACTTTATATGTGACAAACCTTTCTACCACGGGCGAATCTTCTTTTCAATATTTAAAAAGCAATATATTGAGGGTTTCTGGGGCCACAGGGGATCTCGCTCATTTATATTACCCACGGGTATCGATAACAGGTCAAGACGCCAAAATAACTTTGCCAAATTTTAGATCCCTGATCTTTTATAACACCAATGGCACAAGAATGAAAGACCCAGTATTTCCCGCCGAAGATTTGCCGCCATTATATTTTACTGGTTATGATGCTTCTTTTGTTGATTATGGGAATGTTAATAGGGCCAATAGATACTTACGATTAAGGTGGACGAGAGCAACAGATAGATATGACCTAACGTATCAGCCAAGAGTGGGGTCTTCTCCCGCAGCCTCCTCCCTCGCTAACGCCCTTAATACGGGCTTCAGTTCTGGTTGGAGAGTTGCGACAGGAACAACCCCAACAGGAATATTTTGCTCTGGATTTAGACCCACGGCGCAAAACATAATTGATTGTGTTAATTATCCAACGGGCCAATCTCTTTATTATACAGGATATACGGGCGCTCCATATTATATAGCAAACTCATACTCCCTTGATGCCGCCAAATTAACAGGCGTTGTTAGGGCTGACGCTTCAGGAATAGTAACGGGATATGTCTATCCCCATACTATATTAAATTTAGGATCGAGTTATGCTTACCTACTTGCCCAAAATGCCTCCGTAGATCTTGAAGCTCAAAATAATCCAATAAGAAATCTAGGAGCCAGCGTCGATAGGAATAATCAGTTCTCTCACGCAGGAGCCATGCAAACCAAAATCTCTTTTAACTCTTACGTCAATTCTGAGTTTTCCGAAGGGGTAAAAACAATTTTGGAATCATCTGGAAAAGACCCTTGTAGTATTTTGATCGGCTCCAAGGTTTTTGATGATTGCTATTTAGAAAACTACGTTGTAAGTGTCGAGCCATTTAAGCCAGTCACCATCAGAGCTAATTATATATCAAACAAAGACCCAGAATCAACTTAATAATTATGGCCCAAGAATATTTAGCAGTTGGCGACTATTTAGAAATAACCACCCCAGCGGTGACTAATTACTTGCTTAATAGTCAAAATATGAGCGGAAGTGGAAATACTGATTACAATATAACCACAACCCCAAATTATAGCTCTCTTGATCCCACTGGAGGAAGCAATCATAGAACTATTCTGTCTGAATTAGCTTCTGGATACGCTCCTGAGTTTACTGTTTCAAATATTGATCCGTTGGCGTGGGTTTCTATATCAGGGTCCGTTGGAGCCACTAATGACATATCCCTTAAAAATGATTTTTATTCATTCAAAACAGTTAATTTTACTGGAAGCAAATCGTTTGTATTTGGAATACGAGTTAATCCTACTCCGCAGGGCTATCTTCCTTGGACAAGTGTTCAATTTGATAATTATGGATTAGTTTATTTTGGGACAGATAATGATCTACCTCAAAGAGATCGGAGTTCCCCCAAAGACCTCCCAATTGATACTACACTCCAGCTTATTGCTGTTTATTGGAAAAAAATGTTTGCTAGTGTTGGGGAAATTTGGCACAAACAAGAGGCTGATAGATTTATTATTGAATACGTTGGAGTAAATGCTCTTAATGGATCTTTTCCTCAATCGTATCAAGTCCTCTTGTATTTTGATACAGGAAAAATTGAAATGAAATTTTTAAACGTATCTGGGTCTGGAGTTTTCCGCCCAAATCCAAATATAGGAATACAATGGGCGAGAGATCGTTACCATAATTATTCATTAAGTAATTTAGACGCCACAAAATCTCTTATCTTCGAAAGATCGCAATCTTCTTTACTAGAGGGATCTTGGATAATGGCCGACAAAGCAACTCCTAACGCAGAAAGAACCTTTTCTGTTTATTTGAAAAGGTATGCTGGTTCTGATCCTATTAGATACACATTAGATGGGGGCCTTAGCTGGAATTTAATCTCACCTCCTCTTGATTATGAGTGGACTAGATATACTTTTCCAAGCAATATAGACTCTCAACAAGTCGGAATTCAAATAGACACCAGAAATGACGGCATTCAAATATACGGAGCACAATTAGAATCTTAATAATATGGCAGACTATATCCCAACTTTTGACGCACCTGTAACCATCCCTGCGGTTACTATTCTTTTGGAAACGAGCAAAGTTCTTCCTCCTATTAATTTTTCGACAGGATTTGCAAATAAGATCGTTGCAGGAAACTCTTGTTCTATTTCTTCTACAACAGGCTTTGTTAGCAATATCCAAAACTCAGTTTCATACTCAGTGAACTGTTCAAGGACGCCAGTTTATCACTTGGGATCACAAGACGCCAATTCTTTCTTTTTAGACAAAGTAGAAAAACAAATGGACATTTCTTCTACTGATCTAGCTTCATTTATTAATTATTCTGGCGCAAAACTTCCTACAGATTTAAGCTTGGTTCTCAAAGATCCTCAAAATAATATTGTTTCATCGTTATTGATGAATTCTGGCTCAAATATCTATTTGCAAAAATATTCAACGCAAGAAGGGGACGCTTTGATAACTCAAGTGTCAATTAAAGAAATTGTTGTTTGATATTTTGCTCTGAAGTGTAATCATGTGTGACAATAAATATTACGCTAAAGCCGCGAAAGGCTACATTTTAAAAGAATATTTTGTCATTAGTATTGAAAAAGTGTAGTTTGAATTTATACTTAATGTATGGAAACAAACCATATTTTCTGCTTTAGTTGTGGCAATAAAATACAATACAACTTATCAAAACCTAATTTTTGCACAAAATGCGGTTCAGCTTTAGGGGTCGTAACTGCCGCCAAGAAAACTCCTCAAAGAGTTAAGACTTCAGAGCAAAATGACGACGACTTTGAAGACGACGACAATCTAGATATTGATTACCTTCCTGATATTGAAAAAATCGATGTAGAAATAGAACAATATCAAGAAAATTCTTCATTTACTTTGGGGAGTATTTTTGGAGACGGTTCGAGCGCTTCCTACAAACCAAAACGCAGAAGATCTGTGGACGATTTTATCGATGAAAGAAAACCATAATCAAACTTTCGAAGATAATGCAAGCATAATTGATGCAGCCATTAAAAAGCAAAAAGGTAAGTGGCAGCTAAAAGCCATTAACTGGATAGATTTCGAGGATGTCTCTCAGATAATAAAAATCCACATCCATAAGAAATGGCACATGTGGGATCAAGAAAGACCTCTTGAGCCTTGGATTGGCCGAATCATTTCCAACCAGATTCGAAATTTAGTCAGAAACCATTATGGGAATTATGTTCGCCCCTGTGTTAATTGCGAATTTAATACAGGAGAGAACTCCTGTTCCGTCACAAGAAGCGGAATTCAGGATACTCAGTGTAAACTTTATGACAAATGGGCTAATTTTAAAAAAGCTGGACTAGATTTAAGGATAACATTATCTACAGAAAATCATGTAAATGAAATAAGTTCAAAAATAGACAATCATTTTTCTTATGATTTATCTGTAGTAAAACTCAACTTCCATATGGAAAAAGAGTTAAGTCCTACTCTTTACAAAGCTTATCTTATGTTGTTTTTTGAAAGCAAGTCGGAAGAAGAGGTTGCGGCCTTTATGGGATACAAGACAAATGAAAAAAAGAGAAAAGCGGGATATAGACAAGTAAAAAACCTCAAATCCCTTTTTCAGCGAAAAGCCGAAGACATCTTAAAACAGCACGACATCATAGCAAATGAATCTCACTGAAAAAAACAAACAATTCCTTCTGGCAAATTGTAACGAAATCAATTCTTTAACAGAGTTGACTCAAAAATGCTTTGAGAACGAAAGTCTTGATGGAAGATCAAAACAAGGGCGACTTGTTAGGAAGTTTTTGATAGAAAATCAAATCGCCTTCGACACTTCAAGAAAAGAAAAAAAAGAAGAGATACTTTTCACCGACGAAGAAAGGGTGTTCATTGTTGAGCAAGCTAAAACGGGTCTTTCATCATTAAAAATCGCGGAATTGATATTTCCAGATAGAGAAATCAAATCTTTGAGCATTGAACAGCGTTCTGTCTTGGACGTTTTAAGAGAAATCAATCCTGATTTTGTCCCGTCTCAAGATTCTGGCCTTCTTTCTAGCTATATATCGCCAAAATCCCCGTCAAGGATAGTTAAGAAGATAAATGAGTCCACAGGGCTTGAATTGGACGAAAATAAGCTCAATAGGCAATTCCAAACAAGAGTTGAAAAGCTTGGATCTAATTTAGGCAATTCAAGATTTGTTCGAATAATGAACAATTATACTTCTAGAGCTGACAGGGAGCTTTTTGAGCAGGAATTTATTCGTTTAACATGGGACAAACCAGACCTTACTGCGGACGAGATAAATCTTTATCTCAACGTCTGCAAAGAAATCATAAATCTGGAAGTAGTAAGCAAGCATTTAAACAAGCTAAACGATTTGTTTGATGAGGCTAATGATCAGAGCGACATGACTAACCGTTTGTCGGAAATTATCAAATCAAAAAGTAGCGAATACCACCAATGCGAAACAAGAATAGAAAATCTTACTAAAAAACTACAGGGAGATCGGGCCGAAAGAATGAAGTCCAAAAACAAGGAAAATGCTTCGATTTTATCAATAGTTCAATTATTTCAAGAGCAAGAAGAGAGGGCTAACATGGTCAGAATTGCAGAAATGCAGAAAGCCTTAGTTAAAGAGGAGGCTCATCGCCTTGAGGGAATGGCTGAATGGCGAGCAAGAATTTTAGGTGTAAATATGGATGATGTTATTTGATATGGAAAATGAAAAAGAACAAACATTTGACTGCAAAGAGTGCCAATCATCATTTGATTCTCTAAAGAGTCTTCACTCCCACATCAAAAAGCACGATATGCTTCTTGGGGATTACTATGTCAAAAACTTTCAGCGCAAAAATAAACTTACTGGCGAACTTCTTCCCTTTAAAAATTACGAAGAGTATTTTGAAAAGGATTTTTCCCAACCACATCAACTTATGGAGTGGTGCGAGATTTCTCCCTTCGTTACTGTAAAAAATTATATAGGAGATATTCTGGACAAGAGAATTAAGGCCAAGAATTTGAAGTCTGGATTAAGTTCTATTGAGCTTTGGACCTTGGGCCTACCAGATATTGATGTCTATAAAAAATACTTTGGCAGCTATACGGATGCTTGTAAATATTGTCTAACAGAACCAATGTTTAATTCAAAATTGCCAAAGGAGTTTTGGAATGATTATTCAGACGCTACAATTTTAGTAGATACTAGAGAACAAAGGCCCCTTGTTTTTAAAAAATCAAAAATACTAAAACTAGATATTGGAGACTATGCCGTTTCTGGTAATAATTATAATTATACTCACGTTGATCGAAAATCTTTTGAAGATTTCTGCTCTACTGTGACTGTTTCATACAATCGGTTCGCGAAAGAGCTTGATAGATGCAGAAGCTTAGGCTGTTATTTATTTATTGTTACGGAGGCTCCTCTTTATTCTATAGAAGACTACAATAAAAAGAGCTTTAAGAAATTTAATTTAAAATACGTCTTCCATAACATGAGAGAATTGCAAAGAGAATATTCGGACTGCTGTCAGTTTGTGTTTAGTGGGTCAAGAGCGGCCAGTGTCGAGCTTATTCCAAAACTACTCGTTTTAGGGCGCTCTTTGTGGAAGACCGACATCCAATATTTTTGGTCAAAGAAAACATAACATATGTCTTGGGAGCAAGGAATACAAAAAAGAAGAAAAACCTTTCCTAATATCAATCAAGAGATATTAGCTAAAGAAGGATACTTGGAAGAGTATGAAGCGAAGATATTATTTTATAAATTTCTTAGAGAAAATCCATCTTTTGCCTCAGAGCTTCTTACAGGGATAAAACTTTTCCCTTTCCAACATATGGCTATTAAGGCGATGATGGAAACGGATTACTTCTTGGGCATTTGGTCAAGAGGTCTTAGTAAGTGTCTTCATTACGACTCTTTGGTGTGGACAAATAGAGGTTTGATTAAAATCGGAGACATAGAAATTGGCGATGAAGTTCAAAGTCAAAATTCTTTTAATAAAGTTTTGGACAAGACAATCAACCCTTCAGAAACGACATATAAAATAACAACAAATTCTGGATTTGAGTCTGAGGGGTTAGATTATCACAGAATCATGGTTTTAAATAAAGATTTAGAGCTAGAGTGGAAATATAATAAAGAAATAGTCTGTGGCGATTACGTAGTAATAAAAAGAGGATGCGATATAGACATCAAAAGCCGAAACATCTTTGATGGATTTGAATTTATTAATGATGTCGAGAATTTTAATAAGCCAAAGCTTCTTATTAAAAATGAAAAAGACATTCCCGACTGGTATTATTTTTTCGGCCTATTGATTGGGGATGGGTGCATTTTAAAAACTCCAATGGGGGTTTCTATAACTTCTAAAGATCAAGAAACAAAAGATTTCTTAGAAAGCTTTTCCAAGAAGATAGGGCTTCATTTGTCCGTATCCAATAAAGATGGAGAATGTCAAGATTTGAGGATTTATTCAAAAGAGTTAGTATCTTTTCTAAAGTTTTTAGGATTTAATGAATCAAAAGCTCATCAAAAAACAATACCAGAAACCTTAACGAACAACTCAAAAGAAAATATTAAAAACCTTTTAATAGGTCTATTTGATACGGATAGCTATTGCTCTTCACAGAGAAGAGAAAAAAAAGGCGTAAATGTAAAAGTTGGATTTACTTCTACTAGCGAGACGTTATTAAAGCAAATTCAGAATTTGTGCCTGCAATTTGGGATTATTTTTAGAAAAAGTGTTTGTTTTAAAGGGGGAGCCTCAAGTTTCTCAAACGGCAAAACTTATGAATGTAAAAAAGCTTGGAGCTTAATAAGCTGTAATCAAAAAGACATAAGAATCTTCAAAAATCAAATAGGATTTAAAATAAAAAGAAAAAATACCCTGTTGGAATCTTTAGAAGATCAATTAGTTCAAAATGAATCTTTTTGTGACTATATCCCATATGTTGGAGAACACTTAGAGAGGCATTTTGGCAAAAAATCTATTGTTGATAAAAAAGATAGCAAATATAAATTAAATTTCAGAAAAAATACCAGTAAAAGGCTCTTGGGGGAAATTCTAAATACAGGAAGGATTCAAGGAGAGCTTTTAGAAAAACTCTCTCATTTGATTAGGGAGGATCTTTCTTTCGAAGAAGTTGTCGCGACGGAGATAGGGGAGGCTGTGACGGTAGATATTCACGTAGAAAACGAACATTGCTATGTAGCAGATGGGATAATCAACCACAACTCCTTCTCGACCGCTGTTTTTGCTATTTTAGATGCAACTCTTAATCAGGGAGTTCACATAGGATTGATTAGTAAATCGTTTCGTCAGGCGAAAATGATCTTTAATAAGATGGAGGAGATAAGCCTCAACCCAAAATCAGAATTTTTTGCTCAAGCTATTACAAGAGTCTCAAAAAGCAATGACCAATGGACGATGGAAATTGGGAGGAGTAAAATAACAGCGCTTCCTCTTGGAGATGGCGAAAAGCTTCGGGGTTTTCGTTTTCAACGAATGATTATTGACGAACTTCTCTTGATGCCTGAAAAAGTTCTTAATGAGGTTATTATTCCCTTCTTGTCTGTTGTTGAAAACCCAACAGAGCGTCAAGAAATTTACGACCTAGAAACAAGATTGATTGCCGAAGGGAAATTAACCGAAGAAGATAGAAAAAGATGGCCCAACAACAAAATAATTGGCCTTTCGTCTGCATCGTATAGGTTTGAGTATTTATTCAAAATGTATTCTCAATACGAATCTCTGATTTTGAATCAAAACGCTCAAGATGGCGCTCATAGAACAATCATGCACCTTAGCTACGATTGCGCTCCAGACCAATTGTATGACCAAAACTTAATTAACCAAGCTAAAGCAACAATGAGCGAGGCTCAATTTAGTAGAGAGTTTGGCGCAGTATTTACAGATGACAGTTCTGGATACTTTAAAGTTAGTAAGATGATGGAATGCACTTTTCCAGATGGAGAAGGTCAATGCGTGGAGGTTATTGGAGACTCTAAAGATGAATATATTTTATCAATCGACCCATCTTGGTCAGAAAGTGAAAGCTCCGACGATTTCGCAATGGTTCTTTCGAAAAGAGATCCGAATAAGCCAAAAGGAACCGTCGTTCATGGATACGCAATGTCTGGGACAAACTTAAAAAGTCACATTATTTATTTAGCCTATTTGCTTAATAATTTTAACATTGTTTCTATCGTAGCTGACTATAATGGAGGAGTCCAGTTTATTAACTCTTGTAATGAAAGCGAAATATTCAAGCAAATGGGTATTAAACTCGAAATCATAGACGCTGATTTTGACAACATGTTAGAGTATGAGGCTGAGATAAAAAAAGCAAGAAATCAATACGACTTAAAAGCAAAAAGAATTGTTTATTTAAGAAAGCCAAGTTCTCAATGGATCAGGTATGCGAATGAATCTCTTCAGTCGGCATTTGACCATAAAAACATATTCTTCGCGGGGGCGGCGATGGATGATAATTATAACATGCAAAGAAAAGCCCCTATTCCGATTAAAGATTTAAAATTCTTAAATAATTACGACGAGAATCAACCAGATGGCGCAAAAATGATTGACTTTGTTGAGCATCAAAAAGATATGATGGATCTTATCCGTGTAGAATGCGCCCTTATTCAAGTAACTTCGTCTGTTCAAGGAACCCAAAGCTTTGATTTACCAGCTAATTTGAAAAAACAAAGGGGGGCAGATAAAGCGAGAAAAGATTCTTACTCTGCTCTTGTTTTGAATAATTGGATGATTTCTATCCATTTTGATATGATGAATCAGAAGACTGAGAACGTGCAGGGGACATTTATTCCATTTCTTATTTAAACTTTAAAGTCAACTTTAAGACTTTGGTGTGTAACTTATAATTAGTTATGGCTAAAAGAAATTATAACAAAAAATCTGAGTATTGGGGTAAGTTTGAAAAAGATAAGCCTCCTATTTTAAGCGTTTCTAATGCTTCTTCTTCTCCTTTTTCCCCAGAGTTATGTGGTGATCCGTTTTATACATCCACGGCTTCTTATACAGACGTATCTAAAGCTTATACGTCGAGAACGCCATCTGGAGTCACTGGGAGTAAAAAAAGAATCAATAGATCCGCAGTTTCAACTACCGCTGATAGATATGGAAGTATCAGAAGCGGAATGCTTCCATATAATTATTCCTCAGATGGTGTTGATGTAAGAGACGCTATAGAGCTATGTCAAAAGGCATACGCAAACGTAGCTATCTTTAGAAACGCTATCGATATTATGTCTGAATTTGCAAACACGGAGATTTTTTTGCAGGGAGGGACAGCTAAAAGCAGGAGCTTTTTTGAAAGTTGGCTTAAAAGAATCAATGTCTGGAATTTGAAAGACCAATTCTTTAGGGAGTATTATAGAGGTGGAAATATATTTTTATATCGAGTGGACGGAAAATTTACCGTTGAAGATTTGGCTCAATTAGCGTCGGCAATTAGCCCAAAGTCGGAAATTTCAAATAATATCCCAATTAAATATATCATGTTGAACCCATATGATATTTTAGCCAAAAATGCTTCATCATTTACGACAGGATCTTACGAAAAAATCCTTTCGGAATACGAAATATCAAAATTAAAAACCCCCATTAATCAAGAGGACAAAGACATTTACGAAGGTCTAGATGAGGACGTTAAAAAAGCTATAAAAAGCGGAGCTTATCAAAAAGAGGGCGTAAAAATTAAAATCGATCCAACAAAACTATATTGCTCATTTTATAAGAAGCAAGATTACGAACCGTTTGCTATTCCATTTGGATACCCAGTTCTAGAGGACATTAACGCAAAGCTTGAACTTAAAAAAATGGATCAAGCCATCACTCGCACCGTCGAGAATGTCGTTTTGTTAATTACCATGGGCGCAGAACCTGATAAAGGAGGAATCAACTCCCAAAATCTAAACGCCATGCAGAACTTATTTAAGAACGAAAGCGTTGGAAGAGTTCTTGTCTCGGATTATACCACAAAGGCCAATTTCATCATTCCTGATTTAAATAAAGTCTTAGGTAAGGAAAAATATGAAATCTTAAATGAAGATATTAAACAAGGTCTTCAAAATATTATCGTTGGAGAAGAAAAATATAGCGCTACAGAAGTTAAGGCTAAGATTTTCACAGACAGATTGAAAGAAGCCAGACTAGCATTCTTAAACGACTTCTTGCAAAAAGAAATCAAAAGAATTTCTCAGGACATGGGTTTTAGATCGTATCCAACTGCGGTATTTAAAGATTTAGATATGCGCGACGAAACCCAATTAATGAGAGTTTCTACTCGTTTAATGGAATTAGGCGTTCTTACTCCACAACAAGGCATGGAAATGTTTCATAATGGTAAATTTCCAGATGCAGATGAAATTGCTCCTGCCCAAGAAGCTTTTGTTGCCGAAAGAAAGAAAGGTTATTACAACCCTATCGTTGGAGGCGTTCCTGTTATTTCTCCCCCCGCGCCAAAACTTCCAAAAGGCGCAGATGGAAAAACCGCCGCGCCAGTAGTCAATAAAACGGCCAAGGTCGCTGGTAGGCCACAAGGAACAACAGGTATCCCTGTAGTGAAGGCTTCTTATTCGAGAAAAGGAATACAAGAGGTTATTTATGAGATTGAAAAAACAAGATCCATTGCAAAGCAAGAACTTAAAAATTCTTTAAAAATAAAGAAATTTAACAAACAACAAGAAGAAATGTTGGATAAGTTATGCGAGGCTGTCGTCTGCTCTTCTAAACAAGAAAAGTGGAACGAACAATTAATTTCTTGTGTAAACAATTTCGAAAACATCGAAACATTGGGTATTTTGGATGATATTTTAGATATATCAAGCGAACACCAATTAGATAACTACGCCTCTGCGATATTGTATCACAGCAAACTTAATGCCGCCGAATAACTAAATATGGATAAATATAAATATACTACTACTTTTGAGTGTTTTATTAATCCATGTGACATAAGTGAGAATTCATTTATTTCGAAAGCTTCGTTAAGTAATCTTGATTCTCTTATCCCGAAGGGCATCGATTATCATCAAAACGTCGATTTAGTTGGGGTATCTTTTAACGCCGCCGTTGTTAATGTTTTTAATAAAAATGGCGACGGGATGGATACGGATACAGCTTTGGCGTTTACTAAACACTTCTTACATAAGCCTACGAACATAGAGCATAATAAGGAAAAGATCGTTGGGCATATAGCAAGTGCTGGATTTAGCGATTATTCAACAAACGAAATCTTAAACGAAGAAGAGTTAGAGGGCAAGGACGATCCTTTCAATATCGCGCTGGGGGCAGTCTTATATCGCTCCGCTAATAAAGATTTTGTTAATCTTATAGAAAGATCTGCTGATTCTGAAGATGCTTTGTATAAAAAAATATCGGCAAGCTGGGAGGTTGGATTTACAGAATATGATTTGATCCTTGGAAGCCGAAATCTTAAGGGAGCAACTATAATTTCCGATGCAAAACAGATAGAAGATTTAAAACCCTGCTTAAAAGCTTACGGCGGAACAGGAAAAACCAAAGACGGAGTAGATGTTTTTAGACTAATCAAGGGGCAGATCTTCCCTCTTGGAATTGGATTTACTACGACTCCTGCCGCAAATGTAAAAGGCATTTATGCAAAGGATGAAGAAATCATTAATGTAAATATTAATGACGAAAGAGACAAAAATTTAAAAAAAGTTTCACAAAGCGAAAATATTAATGTAACAACCAGAAAGAAAAACATCATGGACTTAGAAAAACTCGTTTCTGAATTGAAGGTCGCTCTTATTGAAAAGAAATTTTCAGAAGAAGCGGTGGCATCTATGACCAGCACATTTGCTGACGCCATTAAACAAAAAGATGAACAATATCGTGGCGACATCGAAGCCGTAAAAACAGAAAAAGAAACTCTTGCTAAGGAATATAATTCTTTAAAAGATTCTGTCGAAACAGTCAAAACAGAACTTGCTCAAGCTAAAGATAAGATTGAGAGTTTCGAAGCTGCTCAAAAAGCTACAGAAATTATCGCCGCCTTCAACGAAAGAATGGATATCATCGATCAAAAATACGATCTTGATGATGCAGACCGCACATTTCTTGCGACAGAACTCAAGTCTATTGAACTGACAGAAGAAGCTTTTGCTTCTTATCAAACAAAACTTTCCGTCTTGTGGAAATCCAAAGACAAAGAAGTCAAAGCCTCTTTCGAAGCCGAAGTCCAAGCTCGCATCAACGCCGAAGTTGAAAAGCGCGTTCAAAAAGTTTCTACAGCTTCTACAACCTCAACAGAAGGGGTAGATACTCTTTCAGAAGAAGAGAAAAAAGCTCTCGCTGAAAAAGCTCTTGATAACGTATCATCAGCCTCTTCTGGAATTCCAAATTCAAATGAAACATCTTCAGGTCAACCTCAAAGTCTTCGCGAAAAGTTCGCTGGAGCCTTTAAGCGCGAAAATATAACAATCTCGTAAATAAAACAAACAAAAATTATGGCACTCCGTATTTTACCATTCAGACAATATGATGATAATGATGTCATCAACATGTTCGCCCTTCAAAGCGCATATGTAAACACTTCAACAACAGGATCATCTTATGGTGACGCTGGTGTGTTCGTTACTACAGCAGTAGGAGACTTCAACTTGGACCCAATCACTTACGCCTCAGATTCTTATCTTGGTAAGACTGATTATCCTCATGTTGGTGTTAATCAATATCCAAGTGTTTCTCTCAAGATCAAGCCCGCTACTGCTGGTGATGGTCTTATGGGTCTAACCCTCCGTCAAACTGCACAGTATGACGAAAATGGAGAAAAGCTTCTTTATTATCCTCAAAAACGCGAAGATCTTCAAGTCGTTCTTCCAGGTCAATCTGTTCCTGTCGCAACAAAAGGTATCTTCACAGTTACTTCTGGCGCATGGAACGGCTCTCTCGCAGTAGGCAGCGGCGTTAAGTTGGCTTCTGGAGTAAGTGGAACAGTAACAGGATGCTCAGTTAGCGATGCTGCTCGCGTCGGACTTGTTATTGGAACAGGATCTCGCTCTTCAAACACAACCCAAGATCAATTCGAAGGCACTTATGCTGTCATCTTCCTTGGTCTGTAACTTTAACTATAAATAAATAATGAAAATTACTTTAAAAAGAAATCCCGAACAAGTCGAGCTTATCAAAGCTATGGCATCTAAGAATCGTGCGATTGCTTATGAAGCTCAAGTCGCATTGGCCGAATTCATCGGTCCAGTGTTGGCCGAAGTGATTAACAACGCTCCTAGCCTTAGTAACTTATTCACTACCCTTCAGTTCAATGCCGATGATAATCCAAGTATCCCACTTGATCTTTATTATGACATTTCTGATGAGGATTATATTCAAGTTTACAGTCAATCTGTAGCTGGCGGTCTTCCTCAAAACCAAGTGTTGCCAACAGCTTCAGAAATGAAGATTGCTACTTATACGCTTGATTCTGCCCTTTCTTTCGACAGACGTTACGCTGCAAAAAGCCGCATGGATGTCGTGAGCAAGACCTTCACTCGTATGGCTCAAGAAATCCTCCTTAAACAAGAGAAAACTTCTGCTAATCTTATTCTTACTGCTCTTGCTGGCGCTAAGACAAATGGTAAAGAGCACATCATCAATGCTGGAACAAATGGCCGCTTCCTTCTTGACGACCTCAACAAGCTTTTCACTCTTGCTAAAAGAATTAATACTTCTTATAGCGGCGGGACACCTGTTAGTCGCGGAAGCCGTGGGATCACAGACATGCTTGTTTCTCCAGAAATCGTTCAAGAGCTTCGTTCTATGGCTTATAACCCAATCAACACCAAGTCTTCCCCTGTCGCAGGTGGGACCGCAGGTGATGGTATTGCCGCTCCAGAAGCGATGAGAACTTCGATTTACAATTCAGCGGGTATCCCTGAATTCTATGGAGTTTCCATCATGGAAATGAACGAGCTTGGAGCTAACCAAAAATTCAACACTGTGTTCAATGGAGTTAAGGCCACTGGCCCTAACAACTACACATTCAATGCTGCATCTCAAGAGATCATCATTGGTCTTGATCGTAGCCGCGAATCGCTTATCCGCGCCGTTGCTACCGATTCAGAAAGTGGATCTGAGTTCAGCCTCACAGCAGATGACCAATACAGCGTTCGTCAGAACAAGATTGGTTACTTCGGCTCCCTTGAAGAAGGCCGTATGGTTCTTGATAATCGCGCCCTTCTTGGTGTGATTGCCTCTGGAATCGCAGTCTAAGTCAAAGATTAAATTAGGGCTACTCCTTCGGGAGTAGCCCTTTTTTATTGTAAAAATCTCATTTTAAGGATATAATATAATATGGCTAAGAAAAACAAAAACAGCATAGAAGTCTCTACTGGCAAAATCATTGAACAAACAGAAGAAAAAACTATTCTTCAACAGATTGAAGAAATGAAGGCTTCTGGACTGACCAACACAGAAGAATTTAAAAATAAAACGAGAGAGCTTGAAATCATGCTCGGTATCGACATGGTAAATCCATTTTCAACAAACGAACTTGACATCTTCGAAGACAACCTTCGCCAAATGTCATATGCAGATATGAAAAAATTGGCAGAAAGAGTCGGACTTAATCCTAATTACGAAAGGTCTTCTTTAAAGACTATTTTAATTAAGGAGTTCAAAGCTTCTAATAAAAACAACAGACGAAACATCATGCCAAACTCCTTACAAAGCGTTGTGCTTGATCCTGATAACCCAGACCACGCCGCGCTACTTAAAATACTAGGGGAATTTTAATTTATTAGTGTAAATTAAAGCATGAACAATTTTGGGATCTTAGCCTCTAATATTTATCATTTTGAATTTGATGGAGATTCCTCTGTAACGAGCGTCCCTGCTATTAGCGGATGGATTGAGAATAATTTAGGACAATTAAATACTTTATTATACTCTGATTTTTCTACAGATGGATCAGACTTGATATTAGAGGCTGCGGCGGTGCTTAAAGAACTATATTTATATAATTATTACACCAAACAGTCTAGGAACGCACTAAGAGGCATAATCAACTCTAGCTCGTCTGGAGGCGACAATATACTCTCTATAAAAGACGCTAATAGTGCGGTTACATTCGTGAATAAAAACGAAGTATCAAAAGTCTTTAGAGGCTTGGCTTCTGACTCCAAAATAAATATGGATAAGTTGATTGCTCAATATAATATTTATAAGGCAGAGCCAAGGCAAGTAGGGGGCATAGAAGACACTTATTCTACCTCAGAAGACGAGGCTGTTTAATTTTTTTTGTTGTGTTGTTTGTGTATACAAAAAACCCCACCGAAAGGTGGGGTTTTTAGTTTTACGAGTTATTAGTTAAACACTACGGTTGAATTAGCTCCACTGACATAGATGCCGTTTACAAGGTCGGCTGGACCACCAATTTGAGTTGAGAAATTCAAATCGACAGACTTATTAGATCCGATACTTGAAGAGAATGATTCGCTATCAAGTGTGCATCCTTTAAGGGTGAAAATCATTCTATTTGTGATTCCATCTGGACCTTTAAGTGTCAACTTAAGATCTTTAGTGCTTGTATCATTAACAAAATTCGCAAGGTCTGTTGCGGAAACTTCATTAAGAATAGCTTTCACTGCAAGAGTAGCTTTAACTGGGAAAGTCACTGATTTCGCATAGGCAAATTTTGTTCCAAGCTTAGAAAGAGACTCTCTAGAAAGAGGAATTGATAAAGATGCACTTTGGATATGGATCGAATCAGAACCAGCGAGGGTCATGTTGGAAATTCCTGTTCCGTTAAAGGCTGAAATATCCACAGTGATATCGCCAGGTCTAAGGGCCGAAATCGCAGAATAACCAGTATTGGCGGGTTTAAGAACAACTGTATTTCCAAGAGACGTTCCAAGGGCGGGGTTAATAGCTGGGCTTGAAACTCCAGAAATACCTAAAACTCCAGACGTTGTTACGTCGGAATTGATGTTTGAGCCTTCCATTGAAACAGAAACAGTTGGTAGCGCCCCAACCGCAAGCTCAAGGCCATAGTTGCTAAGGAAAGCGTTTCCAACACCAATAACAGAGGCAGCGTTCCCATTTCCATTTACTCCGTTTGCATCAATACCTTCGGCAACAGTTGTGATATAAAAATTTTGACCAGAGGAGGTTATCATGTGGCCAGAAGCAAAGTTTCCAGAGGTCGCGGCTCCAGTTTGAACGTAAAATCCTAATGCTCTTTCATTAAAACCATCAGTAAGGTAGTATGTGAAGTCAAGACCAACAGTAGGTGGTTCTAAAACAAGGGAATCAATACGAGCAAGAATACCATATTGGTTAATATCTTGACGACTAATTGAGAAATTATAATTTGCGCTTTGGACTCTTTCGAGTTGAGCGTGTTGCCCTGATGTCGTAGAGCCTAAGCCGCTGCTAACATAAAGAGCCTCTGATTGGTAAATTGTTCTGTTTCTTGCCATAATGATGATTATTTGTTATTTGTTACAGTTATTTGGTTCTTTTGTGAAAAAATATTAATTGCGATATCTATGTTGCTTGATTTCAAAATCAATAAACCCAACATAAAAATCACTACTCAAAAGCTTTCTGTGCTTGTCTGTTAGTTTTGAGGTTTTTGCTTGATCTATATAAAAAACGGGACCAGACGAATATTGGTTTTTTAAATCTATATAAGAGTAATAACCAGTCTTTAAACCTCCAAATTCATTCATTGGATGCTCAGACATTGGGATCACTGGAAAGACCTCGTTTTTAGAATCAGAAAAGATAGATAAAGCTCCGTCAAGTTGATAATTATTTTCCGCGAGAATTATAGCTTTTGCAGAAATGCTTGTTTCCTCCATGCCTCCAAAAGCAAACCCTTCGTTATGAGAAGTGTTTAAAGATAAGAAAATAGCTGGGAGAACCTGATCATATGGCTCTATATAGTTTTCGGTATTGGTCGTTATTCTGGAATTTGTATTATATTTATTTTCAATTATAATGTCTTCTTCTGTTTCATTTGAGAAATAGATGTTAAAATCTTTGACAGGGAAAGACCCTGTGATCGGCGCAGAAGTAGAGACTCCAGAAGAAAGTATTCTTCCGTTTTCAAAATCAACCATCAAGCTTGGACTCAGGCCAGAAAAAGATCCGCTTATGTAGACGCCAGAAGGGATAGCGGCCCCAGAGATAGAACTATCATTTACCCATTGTTTATAAGCGGAGCCAAAAGCGTTATAATTCGGATCAAGTCTTTCGTCTGAATAATTATAAAAAGTTCCAGTTAAGTTTGAATAAGCTTGGCCCTTAGTGAGCAAGAAATTATCAAACCACAAGAAAAAAGAGTTTGTAAATTTATGATGGAATTGTTCGATCATGTAAGTGTTTGGAATCTTTTAGAGTATTTGTTTATCAGAGCCGAAATATATTGGGTGTTTTTAAATCCACCGTCTCTTACTTTTACACGGGATTGTATCGCTGCGCCAGATCTACTTTTGGCCTTATCTGTTCTTAAAAGATAGCCTAGTCCAGATATGCCTTTTTCTATTCCCTGCGCCCAGCTTCTGCCGTTCGCCCAAGGCATGGGGGTTATATCAAAAATTTCTTGTGCGGTGGGAATATTGATATTATATTTACTACCCATTGGCATTTCCCCAGCAAAAAATACATTTATTAGTTCTAGCCTTCTTAAAATAGGCTCAATTGGATTGTCGCCTTCGTCAAATCCTATAAATGCAAAAAGATTAGATGTCCCCGATAAGGTGTTGCTGATATTTGAAGCTGTTGGCCCGCCTATCAATTCTTTTGTTACTGAATGAGCCATGAATTCGGTGATCATTTGAGTTTTTATTACTTCAAATTTACGTCTAACGTCTTTTTCAAAGTCAACGCGAGTGACCTTGCCTACTTGTTTATTTAAAATGCTCTGAACGTCTGGGGGGAGAATACTCATTATTCATCAATTGGAGTTAGGAAAAAATCATAAAGTAAGTCGGAAGGGATGCCATTGCTTTTTGCTCCGCTTTTAACAGAATACATTGCTCCATCTATTCTTATTCTTTTCGCCTCTTTTATTACGACGCTAACCTCTTCGGTAACAACTATTCTGACGGACCCTTTAGGAAGAATGATCTTGTTTTGAGAAGAGCTATCATAACCCTCTTTTACTAAATAAGACTGATCCATTTCAACGGGATATATTCTGGCATAATGCTCCTCAATAATGGTTTCGTAAGTGATATTTCCATTAGATCCAGCATTTGTTTTTCCATAAATAGGGTTGTAGCCTGAATTTGGCGAGGACACATTCTTGCGGCCAAGTTTATACACATAGATCTTTCTTGCAAAAGTATCATGTAATTTAAGCATCGCCCCAGAGATGGCGTCTAAAGTATTTTGAGATAAATAGCCAGACATATTGATTTTTACACGTATTTGTGTATTATAAGATAAGGACAAAGGTATGAATGCTAAAAAAAGTTTAGTTAGGTATTCAAATGATGAGGTTTCGTCTCTTTTTAAGATGATGCTTCTTCTTCTTGAGGATATGAAAAAAGATCATGATTTTCATTACCAAAAGCTTTATGACAATATTCCAAAAGAATATCACCCCGTCATAAATACCGCAAATCATTTTACAGACGATAAAATTATTTGGATTAGAAAAAGAATTTTAGATTATGGCAACGAATCTATTAGAAATATTGAATCTCAGATGGATAATTATAGCGTAAGCTTTGTTTTTAAATAAAAAAAAGGAAAAAGGACATGAATTTTAAAAAATTATATCAATTCACAATCGACAAGGAAGTTGAAAAAGTAGAAGAAACTACTAAAGAAAATAAAAAAACTGGGGAAAAAATTACTACTGAAAAAACAGTAAAAGTAAAAGAACCTATCGAATTTTTCATCAAGCGACCATCAAGACGAGAGCTTGAAGAAGCTGAACTAGAATATTCTGTCGAAATGAGCAGATGTGTCAAAAAAGGAATCTTGACGAAGGCTATGTTAGCTAAAAAGTATAGCGATACTGGCGGCGTCTTTAGCGAAGAAGAGTCTAAAGTGTATGCAGAGCTTTATAAAAAATTGCTTGATTTTCAAAACGAATACATTAGACTCGATTCTGCCGATCAAAAAGACGAAAAACAAAAGAAGCGTTTCGAAAAGGTTAAATTAGAATTTGCCGAAGTTAAAAGAAAGATTATCGAAATTGAATCTAATTTCCAATCATTTTTTGACCATACAGCTGACATCAAAGCTCAGAATAGGCTTTTGCTTTGGTATGTCATTAATCTTACCTATATCCTAGATCCGTCTAGCGACACCCCCAAGCCTTATTTCGAAGGAGATAGCTTTGAGTCTAAGATTGAAAGCTACTACGAAAAAGAAGAGTCTAATGACCAGTTTTACTATAGCGCCATCAAAAAAGCATCAACTATCCTTGCTTTTTGGTTCTTTAATCACGCTTCTGAACCTAAAGAGTTTGACGAGTTGATTGAGAAAATGGAAAAAGGAACTCTTTGAACGAGGAATTATACATCTCTATAATTGGAGAAGTGTTTGATGGATACACGGAAATTTTCTTTAAGAAGAAGCCTGTATACATCAAGCACTACAATATTAGAGATCAACGCTATATTCAAAAATACTACGAAAAGCATAAGAATATAGCGATAAAAAAGGGCCTTGAGACAGAGGAAGAGAGGCTGGCCCAAGTTAAGTTAGATGATATCTGGACTGATGAAGATGACGCTAAAATAGAAGCCTTGGATTTTGAAGTTTCCAACTTAATAGCCACTCAGAAAAAAATATTTCTTCCATCCCAAAAAGAAGCCATGTCAAAAGACATAGCTTTAAAAAACTCAGAACTCTTTTTATTAAGAAACAAAAAGAGAGAAATTGTAGGCAAAACTGCGGAAGAATATGCCTCCTCAAGAAGTAATGAGGAAATGTTAAGGTATTTCTTGTTTAAAGACAAAGAGCTTACTGAAAATTTATTTACCGAAGACGAATTTTCTGAGTTGGACGATTCGGAGCTTTTGTTCTTTATGAAAGAGCAGTCAGAAATAAATTCTAGACTATCGGAGCTAAATATTCAAAAGGCTGTGTTAAGGCCCTTTTTTAGTATGTATATTTCTCAATGCGAAAACATCAAGGACTTTTACGACAAGGCTATTGTTTTATTATCTGTTTATCAATTAAAAACTGCTATTTTTGCAAGAATGTTTTTTAATATTTTTCAATACACGGAAGACATTCCTGATTATATTAGAGAAGATCCAGAAAAGCTTTTAGCTTACTCGGATAATAAGAGAAATAAAAATTCTGGCGGCGTAAATGAAGACGCTGATGGTTCTGCAATTTTTGGCGCGACAAAAGAAGATATGAAAATAGTTGCGGGCGCAGGAAAACAAGTATCTCTAAAAGATGAGCTAGACAAAAATGGCGGCAAATTAAATATGGAACAAATGATGAAACTAGCTGGCTACTAATTAAATATTTGTGTAACTATTGAAGAGGTTTAAGGACATGCCAATTCAAATACCAGTAACACAGACAGGACTAGAAGCAAGTATTATCGCTGCTGCAAAAAGTGCGGGCAGAAATCTGAAGCTTGATTTAGGCCCAACGTCTAGGGCTATCGGATCTCTTTCTCAGCCTCTTGGCAGGATTACTGGACAAGCGGACGAGTTTACTAAGTCTATGGAAGCAGCAAATGCTCGTGTTCTTGCGTTCGGAGCTTCTGTTGGTGTTTTAGCGGCAATAGGAAAGGGTTTTAAAGATATTGTTTCTTCAACTATCCAAGTTGAAAAAAGCTTGGCTGATATTAACTCTATTCTTGGCGCGAACACAAAACAACTTGGCAAGTTTAAAGATGATATATTTTCCATTGCCAGAGAAACAGGAACATCCTTTGAAACAGTCTCTGAAGCTGCGCTGGAATTAAGCCGTCAAGGTTTGCAGTCTGACGAAGTTCTTAGAAGATTGAAAGACTCAATGATTTTAACAAGGCTTTCTGGTCTTGATGCCGCATCTGCTGTTGAAGGACTTACCGCCGCAGTCAACTCCTTTCAAAGCACTGGATTAACAACTTCTGAGGTTTTAAATAAAATTTCAAAAACCGCCGCCGCCTATTCTGTTTCAGAAAGAGATCTTATTGAAGGCTTTAAGCGTTCAGCTTCTGTTGCTCAACAAGCTGGAGTTACTATCGATGAGCTTGGCGGAATTATAACAGCAGTCCAACAAAAAACCGCTCGCGGTGGAGCTACTATTGGAAACGCCTTTAAAACTATTTTTACTCGTATCCAAAGACCCGAAAGCTTGGAGGCGTTGCAAGATGTCGGCGTTGCCGTAACAGATTTAGAAGGAAAGATTCTTCCTGCAACAGGGCTTCTTCAAGGGCTTGCCGTAAAATTAAAAGATCTTAGCCAAATCGAATTATCTCAGCTTACAGAAAAAATTGGTGGTGGATTCCAAATCGGTCCTTTGCTTTCTGCACTGGACGATTTATCGTCAAAGACCTCGGTTTTCGCGGGAGCGACAAAAGCCATGGGTAGCGCTGGCGACGAAGCCTATCAAAGAAATACAGCTTTAAATCAAACCCTTGCGGCGGCGATTAACTCAACCACCGTAAGTTTAAAAGAATTATCTAACGCTCTTGGAGAGCTTGGGGTTACTGATAATTTAAAAAACATTTTATCATATTTTTCTAGTTTTATAACTTATGTTAAAGATCTCCTCAAGGGAGAAGGAATTGGAAACGATTTTGCTAGAGGGATAGTTAAAGGTATCGGCGCAGTATTGGCTGGTCCAGGTTTATTAATATTTGGAGCTATTATTGCTAAATTGACTTATAATTTTGTTCAATTTGGCTTGGTCGCTTTAAAGACGTTTTTTAATATTGGATCTGCCGCGAAAGAAATTGGAGCCATCCAAACCTCTATAGCAAATACTCTTTTAACTAACAAGTCTATCCAGACTCAAATCCTCGCTTTAGAAGGAAATAGAGTTGCGCAAGCTGAATTTTTCTCTGTAGCGTTGAGAACTCAATTAGCAACAATGGAAAAAATTAGAGGAGTTGCGGCTACAGTTGCCCCTCTTGTTTTCGCACAAACCACTGGAACTGGAAGAGCGACCCCAAGAGGCGCTGGAGGATACATGCCCTCTGTGATGGCTGAGTCTAATGATATTAGAAGGGGCGTTGGCGGGGCAAGACCTTCCGATAGACCTGTCGTTATTCCTAATTTCGCTTTTGGTGGTGGCAAAGTAGGAACAATGGTTGCTAATACGGGCGAACATATTGTAAAAAATTATGGAGGAAGCGGCGGGTCTGCCATCTTCAATAGAGATATGGCAAAACAGGGTCTTCCTATCAATGCGGAACAAATCCGTAGTGCGGGAGGATTTATTCCGAATTTTGCATATATCCCTACGCCAGGTTTTCCAACTTCCGATGACCCATTGATTTCTAAGTATTTACGTGAAATTGATTCTAAAAATGATTTAAGAGCTGGAAAAACATTAGAATCATGGACGGCGGGGCTCAGAATTCCTAATCCTAAATTGAAGGTTTCAGAAATTGAAAAACAGAAACTTGAACAGAACATTGATGCTCGCGATGGAGCTAGAACATTAGCCAAAAGTTGGATTGCTAATAAAAAAGAAGCCAAACAAAGTTCAACTTTATTCATCGACGCAGAAAAAGTGGGGGGTATCGGCTTGGCTTCTGTTTCGTTAGAAGGCCCAAAAAAAGGAATAACAGTGTCTGCTTCTCCAAAAGGAGACGCGGAGACTCAAAATTTAAATCTTATCGCTGGGAAAAAGGGGTTTTTAGATAGGGTTGAAATAAGCAATGTTCAATTTGGAAGCTTAAATAAAGACGTTCTTGCTAAAGATCCCCAGAAAGGCTTTCGTTCAAAAGTCATCGATAGCTTCACTCCTGCCGTTCATCAACTAGCTGCCGATCTGGGGGTTTCTATTCTTCCTGAGAAGATAGAAGAGATAACTAAAAAATTCAAAGAAAAAGATGGTTTTTTGTTTTCTGATTCTGTTTTAGGCGGAATTTTTGAAGCCGTCGTTAGAACAACCACTAATGGGATTAGAAAAATAGGAACTTTTGCCGAAGAAGATCAAGGAGCGCCTTTCGATTTTGTAGGAAAAATGACTCCAAGGTTTCAAGAAGTATTTGGATTCAGTAAAAATCTAACTAGAGTTGAAGGAAAAAAAACAGGCAATACAGCTACGGCGTCTACTATTGTCGGTAAAGCTTTAAGAGATGCAAGTTTAGTATCTTTGATAAGAACGCAGCGAGAAGTGGATGCCCCCTCATCAACCAAGACATTACCGCCAAGCACAGGAGCCTCTGGTTATATACCAAACTTTGCTAACGCTATTTATGAAGCAGTCTCAAGAGAGATCGGCGCAGGAGTTAATCCTAGCCAAATCTATGTTGATCAAAACAACTCACTAAAGAATCCTCTCAACCCTTCGGGGCTGATGATCGCAAATCGTCGCGACGAACCTGCGGGAGGATTCCAAGGAATTAATAGAGCTAGAAAAGAAGGCTTAAATGCTCAAACTTATGGTGCGGCAAATGGATTTATTCCTAATTATGCTGAAATAAAAGGAGTCAACACAAAGACTAGTGATTTGAAGTTTATTTCTAAAGAAAAAATACAAGAATTTAATGAGTCTTTAAAACTCATAGCTGCGGAAATGAGAAAGGGGAAAGTCTCCATAGGAGAAGCCACAAAAATGACCAATGAGTTTGCGAAAAGCATTGCAAGCCGTAAAGAAGATCAAATTCGACTTGGAGACGCTGGTAAGAAATTAATAAATGCTTATGGATCAGAATTACAAGAACGAAACAAAACTGCGGAAACTATTAAGGCTAATCGCGGGACAAGAATAGATCGCAAAAAGCCAAGCTCTACTGGTTTGGATGCCTCCACTCCAGTGCCTACGGAGCCAACTACTCAAAAATCCCCAAGAGATATGCTTGGAACTATTTTCGCGGTTCAGGCTGGGATGACTCTTTTGGCTGGAGCGACTTCTGACGCAACAAGCTCTCTAGCCAAATATACTAATATAGTAAGTAGTGGTTTATCGGGAATTACTGCTGCAAGTTTTGCTTTTCAAGGGTTTTCTCAAGTAGCAAAAGATTCTACTGGCGGACTAGGAAAGCTTGTAGGAAAACTCGGAATGTATGGCGCTGTTGTTGGGGGCTTATTTGAAGTTTTTAAGTTGGGGAAAAATATATACTTAGAATCTTCTGGAGCCAACAAAATGGCAGCGGAAAATACCGCAAAATTAGCAGAATCTGCAAAAAAAGCTGCAATAAACTTAGACGAATTAAATCCAGTCAGAAGACAACAAGTAGAAAGTAAGTCGGCAAATATATTTTATAATTTTGAAAACGAGCAGATAACCAAAGAGGGCGAATATCAAAAAAGAGATCTTCTTTCAAAAATAGTTGAAGGTTCATCTATTTCTTTTGATAGACTTTCAGGAGAAGATTTATTGAACATAAAAAAATCTATTACAACTGCTGTCGCAAATGGAATTTCAGAAGTTGAAATCGGAAAGATTTTAATGGCAAATAGAGGAAACCTTGGCCAAGTTACAACACAGGGGTCTTCAAAAATGCAAAGTCAATTGCTTGAATTGGCAAAAAATCCACCATTAAAAAAATTAAAAGAAGATCTTGATCTGGCAACCAACGGAGATTTATCCATATTTGCCAAAGATTATAAAATACCAGTTGAGGATTTAAAAACCTTAAAAGATACACCAGTTGATTTTAAAGAATCTAATTTAGAACAAAGAATTGCAAAAGGAAGAGTTAAAAAGGCCATTTTTAATAAAACAGGAATTGGAGGGAACAATTTAGAAGAACTTATTAAAAAATTTCAAGAATCGGGGGAAGTCGCAAAAAAAGAGCAAGACAATTTTTCCAAAGCGTCTAGCGCCTCTTATACAAAATTATTATCAAATCTTGCGGCAGAACAGTCTTATAGAGAAAAAATATCAACAATAGAAAACAATTCCAACAATTCTCAAATACGATTACAGGGGATAATTAGTGATATAATGAACGATCAGTCGTTATCTGAAGAGGATAAAGCTAAGGCTATCAAAAGAGTCGAGCTTTCAAGCAAAATTTCATTATCTAATCTTGATCTTCAAAAGCAAAAATTAATTGATATCAAATCCTTAGTCGAAGGTTTGTCTAAAGAAGGCGGATTAAAAATATCATTAGGAGAAAATATAGAAGCTTCCGCAAATTTAGAGGCTTCTCTTTTAAGTCAAACTCAAAATTTGTCTTTGACAAAGACAAAAACTTTAGTTAATGATACTGATCTTTCAGGTTTAGAGGCTATTGCGTTAAAAGCCATTACTGATGCGGGTATTGCGGGCAATCAAAAAGCCCTTGTCGAAGAACTTGTTCCAAAAGTTAGAGAAATGCTTCTGTCTCAAATTGGAATAACAGAACAAAAAGAGCGCCAGAATGATTTAGATGGATCAGCTCTTGATAACGACGAAAGAAGAATTAATAATGCCAACGCTTTAACAAGAGCTTTTGAAAAAGCAAGATCCTCTTTGGGTATCGAATCTGCTAATAAGTCTTTAGAAAATATAGGCACAAAAGGAAAGATAGATAGACTTGATATAGAAAAAAAAGCAGTTTTAAATGACCCTAAAACTTTTGCTGGAATAACAAATCCGCAAGAAGTGTTTGCAAAGACTCAAAAAATCGAAGAAGAGTTTTTCAGGAAAAGAGTTGATTTGGAGGATTCCGTCGCCAAAAATCAAGCAGAAATGGATTTTAAAAAAGCAATTCTTACTCAAGACAACATAACTGCTCTTGGTAAAAATACAGAAGCTATAAAAACCTATACCGAAGCTTTTAAAAATCCACCAATTGGAACCTCCCCAACAGGAGCAAATGCATTATCGGGTCCAATAGACAGAAGCGGGGTGGCATCTAATTTAGATGAATCTTCAATAACTAGACTTGCAAAATTAGTGACTGCTGAAGTAGGGGGCCAAGGTGAAGCCGCTAAATTAGCGTTTGTTGAAACTGTTTTTAATAGGGCGCAAGCTCGCGGGCAATCAATTCCTAAAATAATAGGAAGTAAGGCTTATTATGAGCCATATCAAAATGGAGCCTACGAACTTGCCTCGCCAACAAAAAATATAAATGAAATATTAGATAAAGTTAGAAAAGGTTCAAATACAACAAATGGGGCAACAGATAATGCTTCAGGAGATCTTGCTAAAAGAAAATATGCTAAATATGGCGGAATGTTTATAGGTGGAGAACTTTTTTCTAATGATTATAAAAATAGAATTACAGACCCAAACAAAAGAGATTTTACTGGATTGAGTTCAAACGTTGATTTATCTTCCCAAGCGTCTTTATTAGAGAATGGAGGAGCGAAACAGGCTCAATTAGCTTCCTCTTTAACTCCAACAGAAGCTCAGGCCTCTATCGAAGATTATGTTAAAAGATTAAAAGCTGGAGACAAAGAATCTCAAATAATGATTCAGCAGATTGTTGATTATGCAAACGTCTTGAGAAACGCCTCTAAACAAAAAGAGCAAGAAATTGAGACATTTAAATTTGGACAAAAGACCGATAGCGATGCTTCGGCCCCAAAATCTCTTGAAGACGGATTTACAGAAGGCTTTAGAAATATAAATAAACAAACCGAAAATTTTGCTTTTGAGATGGGGGAAAGAATTCCTCAGTCATTTGCTGATAATATGGCTGCTGCGATGGACGCAGTATTAGTAAAAGGAGAAAGTCTTGGTGACGCTCTTAGATCCGCAGCGTCAAGCTTCTTAAGTCAAATCACACAAGCTAATCTCAAAAATATTGCTAATATAGTCACTGGCGGAATTGGACAAGCGACTGGAACCTTGTTTAGAGCTACTGGAGGACCAATTACTGGCGGATCTGGAAACAAAGATGATGTTCCTGCAATGTTGATGGGTGGAGAATTTGTTATGAATAAAAAGGCCGTTCAAAAATACGGAATGAGCTTCATGTCATCTATTAATTCTGGTGGAATTCAAAAATTTGCAAAAGGGGGGTATGTCATTAGAGAAAGAGGAGAAGGCTCTGATTTGATTAGTAACAAGGGAGTAAAAAATCAAACAGCGCCAGATTTTTATACTCCAGGATTATACGGATCAGGCGCTATTTCTGGTAAAAAGAATCTTTTAAATTTCGCAAGGCAAGGTTACACCTCTGGAGCTAAAGATATTATTAGCGGCGGAAGTAATTATGCGTCAATAGATCTTTCTCCAGAAAGTGTTAGATTAACTAATTTCGGAAGACAAAATGGCCCAGCCGCAGAAGCAACTAGAACTGCAAAAAAAGAAGCTTTTAATTTGTATTTACAACAGCTTTCCGCAGATAAGCAAGCAAAAGAAGAATCTAAGGCTGAAAAAGAGGCATTTAAAAAAGCCCTTATTATGGCTGCGATAACCACCGTGGCGAGCGCTGGAATTGGTGCGGCAGGAGCTGGATTTAGGGCTGGGGCGTCTTCTGCTGGGCCAAATGCGGGATTCTTAAAAACATTAGGATCAGGAGTAAAAGGTATTTATTCTGGCGGGGATATCGGAGGCGGTATAATGGCTGGCGGATTAAAAAATATATTTACTGGAAATTTTGGATTATCTCAAGTCTCAAGCTTAAGAGAGTATCAATCTTATTTAAATAACAATCCAAAATTAGCAGAGTCTCTACTCGCGGGAGCTAATTCAAAAACTATTAACGGACCAAATGGTGATTATTTAAATATTTATAGAAATACTCAAACAAGAGCTACTGGAGGACAAATCCCACAAGCTGCTGGAATAGATACTGTTCCAGCAATGCTTTCTGGTGGCGAGTTCATCATGAATGCTGCGGCAACACAAAGAATTGGCCAAAGCAATCTTAACGCTCTTAATTCTGGAGCTACAACGACTGGTGAATCATCAGAAACAAATGATAAATTGTTATTAAAAATCGATGAGTTAATCAAGATTACAAAAGAATCTGGAAAAGCCGTAACCGTAAATGTTTCTTCGTCTGGAAAAGAATCAACTTCTGATCAAACTCAGTCTAGTGGTCAAGAACAAGACAAAAATCTTTCTAGAAAAATCAAAGCGGCAGTTGTTCAAGTTCTTCAAGAAGAAAAAAGACTTGGAGGCGTTTTAAGAAGATCTTAATATGTTTGACTCTAAATTAAATTACGAATCTTCCTTATGGATTGATGGCTATAAGATGACGGGGGTATCAATGACAGATATCTCTTATTCAAACAGCCAATCAATAGCAAAGCCGTTAGGGTATTCCGCAGGATTCTCTGTCTCGACGGCAGATTCCGCCAAAAATATATCCATATCTAGAGACTTGCTCCTAACAAAAACTGGAGTGTCTAGTCTTTGGGAAGATTATCTGTTAAAGTATACGGGCGCTAATGAAAAAATGAAAGCCAGCGTAAATTATGAAAATGGAGCCTATGGATTTGCTAGTGGCTACATGACAGAGTATATGCTTAATTTTGCAATTGGCGCTATTCCTAAAGTTACTACAAATTTTGTTGTTTTAGATTCTATGTATAGCGGAGTTGACGCATCATCACCAAATGCCTCTTTTAAGAGTGCTTGGATTCCTTATCAGTCAATGTGCCGCATATCTTGCGACAATGCATCCTCAAATCGCGTTGTAGGTTTTGATTATTCTATAAAAATAAATAGAAAGCCTATATACTCAATAGGATCATCTTCGCCCGTTGATATCGATACAATTCCCCCTTTAGAGTATTCAGCGGCGGTTCAGATAGAAGTTGATGATGCGTTTCTTAAAAATTCCCAAAGCTTTATAACATCTAAAGAAAATAAAACTGTAAACATAAGTATAGATTCTGATGTTGTTGGGGTTCCCGCTATTACTTTTGGAGTTCCAAAGGCGAGTTTAGTATCAGAACAATTATCCGCTTCGGCAGATGGATTACTTAAATTAACACTTAACTACGTTGGACACTCATGAGTGAAGACCTTTTCTACAATAGAGATAGAAATTTTTCTGGAATAATCGCCCCAGAAAATCTTTCAGAATTGTCTTTATATCCTGTTTATGGATCAAAAGTAGATTTTACATCGAAATTAATATCTTACGAAACGGAT